CGTAGTGTTGAAGTACAAAGCACCAGCTATAAGTGCATCACCGTCATTGTCTAACGCAGGAGCAGAAGCCTTAGCACCTAAGTAACGATCATCAAAGTCATCGTATGATGCAGCAGCATTGGTTGCAGAGGTTGCAGCTGCAGTAGCAGAGTTACCTGCATTAGTCTCACTGGTAGCAGCATTGGTAGCTGAGGTAGCAGCAGCAGTTGCTGAAGTTGCAGCAGCAGTAGCTGAACCAAGTATACCATCTACATATGTTTTAGTTGTAAGGTCAGCAGCATTAGTTGGGGTGTGAGTAGTTGTAATTGGTGAACTGCCCATATTAATGGAACCTGTCATGGTTCCACCAGTCAGAGCTAAGAATGTAGTGTCAGCATAGTTTTTGGTTGCTGCGTCTTGGGCTGCAGTAGGATCACCTAGACCTGTGATCTTAGATGTACCCATCGCAATAGCACCAGTCATAGTGCCACCTGCCAGTGGTAACTTAGTAGCAATGCTAGTGGTTACAGTGTTTGCAAAGTCGGCATCATCGCCCAGCGCAGCAGCTAGTTCGTTCAGTGTATCCAGTGTGCCGGGCGCAGAGTCAACCAAGTTAGCTACGGAGGTATCTACATACCCCTTAGTTGCAGCATCATTTGTATTAACTGGTGTAGTCAGGTTAGTGATGGTAGCTGTAGTACCAGCATTCATATTCAACGTACCATTAACCGTTACGTCTTGGAACGATGATGTACCTGTAGAAGTTACGTTACCTGTCAGATTACCTGTGACATTGCCTGTTACATTTCCAGTGACGTTACCTGTTACATTACCTGTAAGTGGACCTACAAAGCTAGTACCTGTAACTGTTGTACCTGTTATAGCTGCAGGAGTTGCTGCACCAATAGTAGTACCGTCAATAGCCCCACCATTAATGTCAACAGTCGCCAGGGTGGCTTGTCCAGATGTCGATACAGTTGTAAAGCTACCAGCAGCAGCACTAGAAGCACCAATAACTGTACCATCAATGTTACCTGCGTTAATGTCTACTGTAGCTAGTGTAGTTGTACCAGTGGCTGACAGTGTAGTGAAAGCACCTGTAGAGGGAGTAGAAGCACCAATAGTGGCATTATCAAGAGTACCACCGTTAATGTCTGCAGTAGCTGCAGTAAGACTTGTGTTGGCTGCAAGTGTAGTAAATGTACCAGCTACAGGTGTAGTGTTACCGATAACTGTATTGTCTGCTGCACCTGAGTTAATGTCGGCAGAAGTAATAGTTGCTGTACCTGCGAAAGTAGACGTACCTGTTACAGCAAATGTACCGCCTACTGTAGCATTACCTGAAGTATCCATAGTGGTAAAGTCTGCAGCAGCAGGAGTAGTCCCACCGATAACTGTACCGTCAATAGTACCGCCTGTAATAACTACAGAGTCAATATAACCAATACCATCAATATACAGGTTTTTAAACTCTGCACCTACTGCACCCAAGTCTACATCATCGTCAGTTACAGGTACGATAGCACCGTCTTGAATGCGTATCTGTTCTACTGCAGCACCACTTACTTCTGTATATACACTAATACGATTGTTGGTTGTATCTACGACTACTTTGTTTAAGGCATCGGTGTCGGCAATCAGAGGAACATAAGCTCCCTCTGCAGACGTACCGTCATGCTTGTGTCCTGTGCTTGCATTAAATGCATCACGTATAGCATTGTATTCTGCGTTTACTGGTGCAGCTTTGATAACCGCATTTGCGATAATATCAGCAACACTCTGTCTTGTATAACCTGCCATTAAAGTCTATCCCCCACACCAAATGTCACAACTATACCTTGGATACTGTGTGAAGCATTGGAATCATTTGTAACATATTTTAAAGAAACTGATTTACCCGAACCTGATATGTTCGTTCTTTGTACTGGCGAAGGGTTCCCATCAAAGATAGCTGTACTATCGTATAATGCTTCGTTGTAGTAAGCCGCAGCCCCTTCAGTACTTAAGGTAAAGTTTGTAGGATTTAAAGATTCTGTGTCTTCATAATCGTAGACAACAGACATGATAATTTCATTGTCACCTTCAGAACGTAGATAGGTAGCTATAGTGTAGAAAATCTTTCTTTGTTCTGGGTCTTGCATGTGTAGAAAAGGAGACTGGTAAACACTGAAGATATTCTCTCCGTCGAAGTCATTACCTTGTTCTTGCCTATGAACCTTACCACTGCTGTCCCCATGAATAACAAATTCATACTGACCAATATAACCACTATCTGAAGCTGTAGCAGATATGCCCAGCATTTGACTGTATTCAAATTGAATACCATTAGGTGTTTGCCTAAATCCCCCAATGATACCCTGAGAGTCTGCTGCTGCAAAGAAATACCTAAATTGAGTTTTCTGTCTTATGACAACTGCGTTGATACCTTCGAGATCAATATCAAAAACAATATCGGTAAAGATAGACTGAATATCTTTAGATACTGTTTCTAGATTAACATCTCCAATTTTATCTGTACCAGAAATAGGACGGAGACCATCTTGTGATAAGAAGAGTAGATCACCACCTATTTCAATAACACTGTCTGATGCCATACAACCGAGATCGTCTGTGACCTCTTGCAACACAAAATCTGAAATGTTATTACCAACAAGTTTACGAATGTTGTTGGTACCGAAAATATAGAGTATATCACGAAAAGATTTGATAGCTACAACAGGAAAGCCAACGTTAATAACCCCAGCACCATTAGCAGGAGCAAAGTCGGTTTCATCGTAAGGTGCACTAAAGTAAAGATTTGTGCTTTCATTAGGATCACCTGCCAAAAACATGTGGTTTTTAAATACGTGAGAAAACTTTGGATCATCTGGAGCATCCGCATGAGTAATCTGTGTATAAGTTGTACCATCGTAAGTAGCTGCGGGGTTTACCCCGTCAGTCATAATAATTTTTGGGCTACCCCAGTTGTACTTAGTAAATCTTACCTTTGATACACCTACCATTGTAGGAGATCCAGAAGTAGTTATTTCTACCCAAGCATTTGTAGAATTATTCCAATAGTGTAAGTAGTTATTACCACTAGAAGGCTTACGTGCTGCTAGAATACCATCATTGATACCGTTAGCTACAGCTACACCAAGAATACTTCCAGTACCTGAAACAGTGCCGTAGTCGTTACTAAAGCCACTAATTTTTCTGTAGCCACCAGTTACAGCAGGTTCATAGTTAATAAGAGAAATAGCAGAACCAGGTGCAGTTTCACCCTGAGACAGCACATCACGGCTTGTATTTAAGCCACCCTGTGCAAATACTTTAAATGAGGCTAAATTCTCAGGCATTAAACAATACTACTAATTGTATTACTAAACGATTTATTTTTCTGGAGCACTGTAGATCTGATGTCTAAAGGGTCGTCCATAAGTATACGTCTCATAGAACGAATACCCTCACTAAAAGTTTGTTGATGGATAGCTGCACTTTGATCGTTAGATCTAAATCTCATTAAGTACATCATTGCACCGTCAATAATTACGTGACTAAATCTGTCTGGAATAATACAGTCATCATCATACAAAGTTAAATCTGCTGGAAATGACCAGTACACATACTCTATTTCATATGCCGCATTTGGAACCGGAGTAACACCAAACTTACTTCCATATGTTTGGTATATACGTTGAGGTACAGATATACCTGAGCCTACATCTGCTTGATCATCAAGGCCACGGTATCTTTGAGTATATTCCTCAAAAGAAATTGTAGGTAAAAAACTAGGAGTATTACTTGTAGATCCTAGCTGCTTTATATAAAAAGTATCCCAGTCTACACTGGCAAAATCTGCAGGGAAATCATATTGTCTTGTACCTGCAGTCAGTGTTTGGGTATAAGTAGTTTTAAGAAAGGGCCACTCCTGCCCTGTTTGTAGGATATTTCTAATGGCATTATTTACAGCATCTTTAGCCAATGCTTGTACGTTACGTACTGTATCGAAGCCATCACCCCCAGTATCTAGAGTGACTTCGTTTAATCTACGTAGTAGTTGATTTACCAGTGTAACATAGGTAGCCATTACAAAAATCCTTTGGATAGCCTAAAGGGGCCAGTTTCCCAGCCCCTAAAGATATTTATTTACACTTGATCACGAGCTACTTCTGCAGCACCTTTACCATCGACATCTGCAACCATTGCCCAGACACGCAGTTTACCTGCAGTGGCT